CTCAGCCAAGGCCGCACTGCGTTCGAGCGTTGCCAGGATGCCGAGTCCGACAACCGCCAAGCCGCGCTCGACGACATCCGGTTTTCTCGCCTCGGTGAGCAATGGCCCCGCACGATCGAGCAGCAGCGCCGTAATGAGCAGCGCCCTTGCCTGACCATCAACAAGATGCCGGCGTTCATTCGCCAGGTCGTCAACGACAGCCGTCAGAACAAGCCGTCGATCAAGGTTCACCCCGTCGATAGCAACGCAGACCCGAAGACGGCGGAAGTCATCAACGGGCTGATCCGCAACATCGAATACACGTCCAATGCTGATGTGGCCTACGACACCGCGATCGAAGCCAGCGTCTCGGGCGGCTTCGGCTATTGGCGTGTCGGCATGGATTACGCCTACGAAGACACGTTTGAGATGGATCTGTCCATTGAGCGTGTGGCTAACCAGTTCTCGGTCTACGGCGATCCGGACAGCATGTGCGCCGATTCCTCTGACTGGAATGTGGCGTTCGTCGTCGAGCCGATGCGAAAGGCTGAGTTCAAGGCCAAGTATGGCAGCAAGAAGAACGCAGACGGCGATGCTGTAGATACCGACTTCGAAAGCGATGCATGGGCCAACGCCGGCGTCTGGATCGAAGACGAAACCGTCATGGTTGCCGAGTGGTGGAAGCGCGAGCCGATCGAAAAGGAAATCGTCAAGCTTTCCAACGGCCATGTGTATGCTGCTGAGGATCTTGAGCAGGACGTGGACCTGCAGGCCCTGATCGAAGCCGGAACGCTTCAGGTCGTCGGCACGCGCAAGACGCGCTCGCACAAGGTGACACAGATCATCATGAGCGGCGCCGATGTCTTGGAGAAGAACGACTGGCCAGGCTGCTATATCCCGATCATCCCGGTTTACGGCGACGAGATCGTGGTGGAGGGCAAGCGCTATTTCCAGAGCCTGATCCACAGCGCCAAAGATGCGCAACGGATGTTCAACTACTGGCGCACGACCTCGACCGAGCTTGTTGCTCTCGCGCCTCGTGTGCCGTGGATCGGACGCAAGGGAACGTTCGACAGCGACGTGGATCGTTGGGCAACGGCGAACACGACCAGCCATTCGTTCCTTGAGTATGATGGGGAAGCGCCACAGCGTCAGCCTCTCGACGTTGGTCCAGCCGCAGGAGCCCTGCAAGAGGCTCTGAACGCTTCCGACGACATGAAGGCCATCATCGGCATTTATGACGCGTCCCTTGGAGCTCGATCGAACGAGACATCAGGCAAGGCCATCATGGCACGCCAGCGGGAAGGGGACGTGGCAACGTTCCACTTCATCGACAACCTGGCCCGCGCGATCCGCCACACTGGCCGCATCCTGATCGACCTCATTCCGAAGGTCTACAGCGCAGAACGTGTCATTCGTGTTCTGGGTGAGGATGGTTCGCCTCGGTCCGTACAGGTCAACAGCGGCCAACCTCAGCCTGTTATGGGTCCAGACGGCAAGCCGCAGGTTGACGAATACGGCGAAGCCATCATGGCGATGCATGACCTCACGGTCGGCAAGTACGACCTGACGGTAACGACGGGCCCGAGCTTCACCACGCGCCGCGAAGAGGCAGCCATGCAGATGACGGAGTTCGTCAGGGCCTTCCCGGCTGCTGCACCTGTCATTGGCGACCTTCTGGCGATGAACCTCGATTGGCCTGGAGCCGACGAGATTGCCGAGCGCCTGAAGAAGATCAACCCCGCGCTGAAGGATCAGGCCATCCCGCCTGAAGTCCAGCAGATGATCCAGCAGGGACAGCAGGCCATTCAGGAACTGACCCAGAAGGTTCAGGCCCTCGAGGCTGACAAGTCCATCGACCAGTTCAACGCCGAAACGAACCGAATGAAGGTCGTAGGCGACATCAACAACGATCAGGCCAAAACAGCCCTTTCCGCAGCCGGTCAGCTCGCATCGCTCGACCGTCCTGCACCCCAACCCGCGCGCCAAGGGTAAGCGGCGCTCTTTCCTCCCACCAAACCTGAAAAACGGAGTGGACCTCAATGCAAGAGGCTTTAACGGCTGTTGCCGATGCACAGGCTATGCCTGCAGGCGGAGAGCAGCAGCAGAATGCAGCGAATGCCGGCGAGACTCAGGAAGTCGAACTGGAGAATGACAACGAGGTCGTAGAAGGCGAAGAGGGCGAAGGGGACGGCGAACAGCTAGAACCAGAGCTTGCCGACGTTGAATACGAAGGAAAGGCCTACAAGCTGCCTCCGGAGCTGAAAGACGCTCTCCTCCGGACTGCAGACTATACCCGCAAGACCCAGGAAGTCGCGGAACAGCGCAAGACGGTCGAAGCCAAGATGGCAGAGGCCCAAGCGGCATACCAGACCTCTCAGGAGGTCATCGAAGCTCGGGCAGTCGCGCATCACATCGATTCGCAGCTCAAGCAATACGAGAACGTCAACTGGCAAGCTCTTGAGAACGAAGACCCCATGGCGGCGATGTCGCACTGGCGTCAATTCCAGCAGCTCCAGCAACAGCGCGGTCAGGTCGCTCAATACCTCGACAAGACGCAGAACGACTTGTCCGAACAGGCGAAACAGGCAACTGCAACTCGCCTCCGGGAAACACGCGCGTTTGCGGAAAAGGAACTCAAGGGCTGGACGCCCGAACTGGATAACAAGATCACCGAGTTTGCAACGAAGGACCTCGGCTTCACAGTCGATAGCCTTCGCGACCAGTACACCCCGCAGGTGTATCGCACGCTCTATCTTGCCCACATCGGCCACCTTGCCCTCCAGAAGCAAACAGCCGCCCCCAAGCCCAGCGCCCCGGCAGCCCAACCCCTCACGAAGGTTACGACGCGAGCAAACCCGCCTCCCTCGGGACTCGATGACCGTCTTTCCATGGATGAGTGGACGAAGCGCAGGAATGCGCAGCTGGCGAAAAAGGGCTGATCCCCAACATCCGGCCAAGGAGCCATTTGAATGTCGAACACACTGTTGACGCCCACTGCGGTCACGCGCGAAGCGCTCCGCATCCTTCACCAGAAGCTGAACTTTGTCGGCTCGATCAATCGCCAGTATGACGACTCGTTCGCCAAGTCCGGCGCCAAGATCGGCGATAGCCTGAAGATCCGCCTTCCGAACCAGTATCAGGTTCGTACCGGCAAGACGATCTCCACGCAGGATACGGCAGAAGACAGCGTAACGCTGCAGGTCGGCACCCAGAAGGGTGTTGACATGAACTTCTCGTCTGCGGAACTCACGCTTTCGCTCGACGACTTCTCGAAGCGCATCATCGACCCTGCCATGACCGTTCTCGCTGCCAACATCGAGTACGACGCCATGAGCATGTTCAAGGATGTCTACAACGCTGTCTGGACCTCTGGTTCGGCCATCACGTACAACAACATCCTTGCCGGCCGCGTTCTCATGAACAACAGCCTTGCTCCTCAGAATGCCCGCACTGCAAACCTGAACTCTCAGGACATGGCGGATCTGGTCAAGGACACCAAGACGCTGTTCAACGACCAGGCGCAGCTCTCCAAGCAGTACAAGGAGGGCTACATGGGTCGTGCCGCTGGCTACGACTTCGTGGAAAACACCCTCTGGCCTGGCTACACGCGCGGCGCAGAAGATGCCAACTACGTCGTCAACACCTCAACGGGCATCACCTCCGGTTCGGCTACCGTTGCCGTTACTGGCGGCACGGGCGCGATGAACAAGGGTGACGTCTTCACCATCGTCGGCGTGAACTCGGTTCACCCGGAAACGAAGGCAGATACCGGTGTTCTCCAGCAGTTCGTTGTGACTGCGGCAAACGCTGGTGGCGCGGGCAACATCACCGTTTCCCCGACCCCGATCACCTCGGGCGCCAAGCAGAACGTCGTCATCAACTCTGCTGGTTCTGGCAAGGCCATGGTCTTCGCCGGCACTGCGTCGCAGCAGGACGGCACTTCCATGCTGTACCAGGAAGATGCTTTCACCTTCGCAACGGCCGATCTCGTCATGCCGAATGGCGTCGATTTCGCTCGCCGCGAAGTTCAGGACGGCATCTCCATCCGCATCGTTCGCCAGTACGACATCAACAACGACAACCTCCCTTGCCGTCTCGATGTTCTCTACGGCTACAAGACGCTTCGCGGGCAGTTGGCGACCCGTCTTCACTTCAACTAAGGGCTTCGTGAAAGGAGCATGGACATGGCAGTTGAATTCCTCGGCGCCGGTTCCCCTGATGGAACGAACCTTGGCCGCAATACCACAACCGACAAGATCGGTTTTTATGGCACTACCCCCGTTGTTCAGCGGGCATCCTCTGCGCAGGCATCCAGCCTGATTGCCGCAACCACGTCGCTTACGGCGAACATGGCTGCCGCCATTCAGGAAATCATGGCGACCATGACGGCGCTCGGCCTGTGGAAGGGAAGTGCATAATCATGAAGGTAGTCATCGGGGTTCCGACCCTAACGCGACCCCATGACGCCCTTCTGAAGGCAATTGAAGAAGCAGTCCCGGCGCTTGACCGTGCCGGGATCGCACACAGCCTCGTGGCAGAAATCGGCTGCCCATACATCAGCAGCGCCCGCGCGACCCTCCTGCGCAAGGCATTCGACGCTGATGCAGACGCAATCATCTTCCTCGATCACGACGTTTCATTCCGCCCTGACGACCTTGTGAAGCTGATCGAGGCAAACGGCGACGTGGTTGCCGGAACGTACCGCTTCAAGAAGGCGGAAGAAGAATACATGGGAGCGCTGGTAGACGTAGAGGATCACCGCCCGATCGTCCGCGAAGACGGATGCATCAAGGCGGATCGCGTCCCGGCCGGCTTCCTGAAGATTACCCGCGCTGCGGTCGAGAGGTTCAAACAGAGCTTCCCGCATCTCGTGTTCAAGGACCGCGACGGCTTCGAATCTGTCGATCTGTTCAACCATGGAGCCCACGACGGGCTCTGGTATGGCGAGGACTACGCCTTCTGCCGCAACTGGGTGTCGATCGGCGGGGAAATCTGGCTCGTTCCAGACCTGAATATCGATCATCACCAAGGCGATACTGCATATCGCGGCAATTACCACGAATTCCTTCTGCGTCAGCCTGGGGGCTCGAATGAGCATATCTAACTATTCCGAGCTGAAGGCGGCAATCACCGACTGGATGGCGCGATCCGACCTGACGGGCAACGCTGCGGACTTCATCACGCTTGCAGAGGCGCGCATGAACCGCCTTCTTGGCCCTGTCGGCACGACCGCACTGTTGACCGGCGTGCAGGGCGCCCAGACGGTCGATATCTCGGCCTTGTCTGTCCAGGAGCCGCAAAACCTCTACGTCACAGAGGGAGAGTCCGAGTATTTCGTCGTCCCGCGTGCACTCGGCACCTATTCCACGACCGCGATCCAAGGGCGCCCGACAATCTGGGCTATTGAAAGCGATACGATCACGTTCGATAGGCCCATGATCTCGGCCTATCCCCTCCGCTTCGTCTATCTCGGCCGCTTTGCCCTGTCGGATCTGGCGCCAACCAACGAGTTCCTGACCAATCACCCGGATCTGTATCTGGCTGCATCGATTGTCTGGGGCTGCGCCTACGTCAAGGATCAGTCAGTCACGCTTTGGAAACAGATGCTCGACGAGTTCACGGCAGAAGTGGCCAGCGACAATGCCCGCCGCAAGCGCTCTCAGCTCACTGTTGATCCCGGCCTCGGCACGATCGGCCGCTACCGCTACAGCAGCTTCACGGATTCGTCGGTATGATCAAAGCCAAGACCATCGCTTCCCGCTTTGAATGTTCGCCACAGTTCTGGCAGAAATGCCAAATCGCTTTGCAAGAGAAATTGGAGACTCTGTTCCTTTTAGGGATTTGATAGCTCTAGCTTGATCCTCGGTCAGCTTTGACAGTGGG